TTGTGGGGGCACTCAGTTACTACGCAGTGTCGTCGACATAACCCACTCGGGTGTGCGTTCCACACATCGTTCTTAAACGCGGCTTCCATCTGACCATAGTCAGTCAACCACTTACGCCATAACTTTTGTTCGTGTTCTTTGTAGTATGTATCTGTTATGAACTTATTTGCAACTGTAAATAACAGACCTGCCTTAACTATTTCGATCTCAGGAAAGTGTTTAAACAGTGCGAGAGCCATTAGCTCCAACTGACCCTTATCGGCATACTTTGCACTCTTACCTGTCTTGTAGTCAATAACTTTAGCTTTCTTGTTCTCGCGGTCTAGGATCACTAAGTCAGCAATACCACGGAACCACACGTTCTCGTCCTTGAATCCGCATGGCTCTAGGTTCTCAGTAAGTCCCATCTCGTACTCGCACAGCTTCTCACCCTGCATCTCAGAAAGTACTTTAAGTGTAGGCTCCATGTATTTGAAAGCCTCGGGTAAAGGTTTACCATCTCGTATGTATAACTCCGCCGCTTCGTGCGCAACTGTACCGTAGAGCATGGCTTCTGTTTCTGACTCGCTGTAATTCTTCGCTATCTTAAGATGGTAAAACTTCTTAGGACATTGCTCGAAAGACTTTATCCTACTAAACGACCAAGGCGAGATACCGCTCATTCACAATCCCCATAGGTTTTTGCAGTTCCAGATTCACAATTAATGGGCATACCTTCAGCCCACTTAGGTACTGTACGCATACACTGCTCGATATACCCTTGTGCTACAACTACTTCGTCTTCTGGTACACAGCATACAACAGAATCGTGCACAGTCAAAACAACGCGATAGCGTTTTGCTATCAAAAGCATCTGTTCCCCGATTATACACCGAGCTATGCCTTGACACACGTTTTCAGTGACCTTACCACCATATATGTTCACACGACCACGACGTGTCTTGTAGTCAAACTGTAAGCCCTTGTCATTCTGTTCGAACTTCAGGTCTTCGTAGCACATCATTAACCCAGACGGTAACTTTATGCCGTACTTCTCAGGTATCACTTCAATAGATTGTCCTAAGTTGTATTTACGTCCTTGAGTCATGTTGATTAGGGTTTGTTGTGCCTTCTTCCAAAACTGACTTATATGGTTATTCGTTTTCCTGTAGATGTCGATAATCCGACGGGCTTCATCAAGTTCTATATCAAACCCAAACGACTTTAGCTGATCTTGGAATCGTAGGCTACCCATACCATAGCCGCACCCGAGAATTGTCGTCTTACCTACAAAGCGTTGGTCTTTGGTTACCTTGTCTTCTGGCACGTTATAGATAGCAGACGCCATCTTCCTATACACATCTCTACCTTCTTGAAACGCCTCGACTAAATCCTGCTGACCTGCAATCCACGCAAGTACCCTAGCTTCGATCTGTGAGGAGTCGCAGTCCACCAGTACGTAACCGTCAGGTGCAACGATACTTCTCTTCAGTGCCTTACCGTTTGGACCACGGCTTGGTAGGTTCTGTAATTTAATCTTGTCATCACCACCCCAACGTCCAGTGTGTGCGGCATAGTACCGTACAGGTACAGGTAACTTACCTCGACTAGCTATGTCAATGAACCTCTGCGTGCGGGTCTCTTCTAACGTACTTTTTGTACCCAACCGCGCAGTGGCTAGAGCTTGCACCCTGTCGTCATCGTGTTCGAGTAGCGCAGTGAACTCCTCATCAGTTTTAGCAAGTGCAAGTGTTTCTTTACCTGTGGTCTTGCTGATCTTAGTTGGTGGCGTGACTCCAAGTCCTTTGAGAAGTTCCGCAAACTTATTGTTACTCATAAGTTCTTCTCGTGAAGCGTTCATAGTTTCAAGCAACCGGGCTTTTCTTTCTTTTACTTCGTGTAGATGAGTTTCTAGTAAGTCTTGATCTAACTCTAACACTGGCTCGATAAACATACGAAGTGTTAGGTCTATCAGCTTAAGTTCTTTTGTGGGGAATCCCTTACCCATGATCTTAAATAACTTATAAGTTAACTCGACGTCGTTGACGCAGTAGTCTCCATACTTGTCTAGTTCTGCCTCGCTAAAATCTTTGCGTCGTTTGCCTAGCGCGTTAACAACCTCGTTACCTTTCTCCCCAATCTTGTACCGCTCAACCAGTGCTTTAAGCGACCCCCCTGCGTTGACACCATGTATTGCACGCCCGATGCACAACGTATCAGCCCAAACACGAGGGCGGACATCAAAAAGCCAACTAAGAATAGCCCCATCAAACATAGTGTTGTGAGCGAGTACCATAGAGTCTGCCCAGTTAAACGTATCCAAATAATCCTTGATTTCATCGTGTCTCCCACTCGCCCATTCAGTCGGACCGTTGTTTACTTTTATGCCTACACCTATCACTTCGAACCGAGGGTCGCGTACATACTCCTCAGTGGTCATCTTACTTAATGAAAAGTCCTTATCGTAATACGTCTCAAAATCAACTGTTATCAAATCCATTATCTTTTATCTCTCTCCACAATGAGTCGTCATACACGTAGTCCGTGTCTTTTACTTTAGCCGTTCGCATGTTCTTAGCTTTCGCCGCCCACATACTAGACTTCATTACACTACCCATTTCGGCATAGCGTTGCGCTAAGTACTCATACCAGTCCAATACACACGGAGCGGATATGAGTTTGTTATTATTCTCACTAACATCTATCTGCGGCTTCACGCATCTGTTCCTCTACTGTTTTAAATTTCCCCTGCTCTTCTTGCAAACGCCTTGCAATCAACTGAGCGTACCCTGCAATGTCCACCCACGAATCGTCATAGTCTGGATCGCCGTTCACAATACGAGATATCTTAGAGCAGATCATATCCAAGGCTTCCCATTGGTCGGGTGCCATCTTAGTGTCTACCTCGTTTGCATACCTGCGGATCATTCGTTTCAAATCTTGGGTGATTAAACCTTGTGTATAAAAGCTACCATATCTCCCCCCACGCTCAGCCAGTATCTTATCTACGTCCATCTCGTATTCTCCTATGTATTGCCATTGACATGATTGAACCTAGCGCACCGCCAAGCCATAAGGGTATTGCTAGTAACATAAAGTACAGAACATCACCACCCTGCACTACTTCATAGGCTTTGAATGTAACCGCACCATACACTCCACACTCAAACACTGACATAACGCCACTTGTCCAGAATACCCATACAGGCTTGTGGTGCATTACATTAAGTTGTTGAAAGGCTTTCGTGGCTACAAAACAAAACTGCGCCACAAACAGTATGATGTAGGTTGTCATCACCACCGTCCAGTTACAATTCGTTTGGATTCAGAGTGTATACCATATAAGTTACTACCAATGTGTGCTACTTTGCCTTCGTCTACCAACTGCTTCAATGCGGTTGCAATCTCTACAGTCTTTAACCTCTTGCCGCCCACGTTAACACTCATTTGTATTTGTGTCTCTGTCTTAACTTCCTGCATACGATTAAGGAATCCATACACGTTTTCTTTTATTGCTTCTTGATACTCACTCATCATGCATTCTCCGTGCACAGTTTATGAAAGCTCTTCCACTTGTTTTTTTGCGTACTCTGTTACATCCTCTAAATACTTAATAAGCCCGTCTAGTATTTTAGGGTCTTGTAGTTTCCCGTGTAACGTGTGGTAGCTTATTTCTTTATCACCAACTCTTCTAAGGTAAACTTTAATTCTGTTTCGATGTCAGAATCGCCTGCATATAAGTTCACTGCAAGACCATCTTCGTTTAGCCAAGGACTGACCTGTATCTCAATCGTCATTTTATTCATCACTCGGCCTCCAAATTACAAAACCTTCATACTCACTATCGTCTCCTAAGAATGTTGTTTGTTCCCATACCAAAAGGTCTCCGACATTCCACCCCACCGCGTCAACCAGCTTTGTGGGAAGCGGTAAAATCATCTCGCCAGTGTTTGAGTCCAACTCGATTTCAACTGTATAGATCATCACTCAACCTCCACAAACAAACCTTCGGCACCACGATCCATGATTCGTTTTACAGTCAATGGCGTGCTTCCTTCTACACCATTGTGAATCTCGTCCGAATAGATTTTACTACCAACGGCAACAAATGGACCGCCGCTTGGGTCAAAGAAACCAAGATCGTTAGGGTCGATTCCTTCTTGATCTTC